GTAACGGAAGTAAGGGTTTTAGGAAAAATGATGGTACGGGGTATGTCTAGAGGGTTTTGGGGTTTGCGTGCGTTAGAGGGCATTGTGGTGCGTGTGGTGGGGTTTCTAGTGGGGTTGGATAGGGGTGTTTTGGCGTCTTGAGTTACACGATCTATGGGCTGCCGCTAGGGGTGAGTTGGGGTCTGCTGGTATTAGGTGATCTGCTGTGAATGGGTCTTGTGTTCCCCGATTCCCTTCGCCGCATATCCAACAGTGTGTTGCTGTGTCTCTTACTATCTTTGCTCTGCGTTTGTATGTGCCTGCGTAGTGTGGTCGTGCAGGCTTTGGGTGTGCTCTGTTCCATGCTGTTTGACAGGTGACGCATCGTGATCCGTTCGTGGTTAGCGTGCGACAGGTCAGGCAGGGTTGGCTTATGGGCATCAGTGTTTCTCTATGATCCAGCCTGCGAACTCACCAAAGCGAAAGAACTGTTCAGCAATCTCTGGTAATTCGTTGGCTTGTAGTGGGCGTTGTATTCCTGCAAGGGATAGTTCTTTGGCAATGATTTGTTCTGGGCTTACGCCTGTGGCTACCTTGCCTGCAAGGGTTAGCCTGCGGTTGATAGTTCCTATGTAGTTGGCTTTAGTTTCTATCTTGTCCACGATGATTATTGCACCACCCTTATTGCATTTGGCTATCAGGTTGGCTACTAGGTTTTGTCTTTGTTCCATAGTCAGGAACATAAGTACAAGGAATATGGTTGCTACATCAAAGGGTTGGTAGTCGTATGTGGTGCAGTCTGCTATCTCTAATGTTCCTTGTGCTTCAAAGTGTTCCGCCATTTCTGCGGCGTTCTCTATAGATATCAGTTTGGCTTTCCGTGCTGTTAGTGATTCGTCAAGCAGTTTGCCTATGTTCCCTGTGGATGCACCTATGTCGTACATAACACCGTTCTCTGGTAGGTAGTGGCGAACCGTATGCGCTACAGCACCACTCACTAGGTCGTACCACGGCAACGATTCCCTTACATGGGTATCAAACTCTTTGGCTACACCTTTGTTCTTGAATGTCCAGTTAGTTGGTATTTCCATTGAGGATTCCTTTGTGTATTGCTTCCGCTATTGACTTCATCATTAGAGGTGGTACTGCTCTACCAATTCTTTCGTAGCGTTGCTCAAAGGTTCCTGTTAGTTGGAAGTCTGCAGGGAATCCTGACAGCAGGCGTAGTTCGTTCAGGTTGAACTTTCGTGGATAGTCGGGATGGGTTATAGATGCGCTGCCAATGTTGCCGCCACCAGCAGTAAGGGTTGGCACGGGTTTGTTTTTATATGGTCTAACAAGTTGAAAGTATTTCTCTGATGATTCACCGTTACGGAGTTTCAGCCATTCGTTGTAGATCGCATATCTTTCAAATGATATTTCTTTCCCTGTTTCCTCATCAATGTTTGATGGTTCGCTGCCAATAACTTCTGAAAGGTTGTATCTGTAAGGCAAAGGCTTCGGGAATATTGGTTGCATGTTTAGATCGTTTCGTGTTCCCACAAAGATAAGTCTTTGTCTTGCTTGCGGCACGCCAACATAGGAGGCATCAATCACTCTCGCCTCAACTTGATATCCGCAACGCCTCAGTCTTTCAAGAATCAACTTGAAATATCCTTTGGCTGAACCCATTACAAGCCCTTTAACATTCTCAGCAACAAATACTTTTGGTTGTATATCGGCAAGAAGTCTGGCGAACTCTAGAAACAAATCATCTGATCGTTGTTCAGTGTCAGAGTAACTATTAACTTTGCCCCATCCACTTTCTCTTTTCCCTGCTGTAGAGAACGCTGCGCACGGTGGCGATCCTTCCATTACATCTATTTCATCTGTTCCTGCTAATTCAAAAACATCTTTGGCTGTAACTTGCCGAATGTCACGACCATCAATAGGTGTTCCCTGATGATTCAAACTGTAAGTGTTTCGTGCTTCCTCTACGAACTCTGATGCACTCAATATGTTGTAGCCAGCCATTTCAAAACCAAGACACGATCCGCCACCGCCAGAAAAGAATGAAGCAACATTCAATCCATTAGTTCCTTTGATGCTTTCAATCTCGCTCATAGACGGGATGTTGTATCTAGGCTTGTCCATATTCTTTCCAAAGTTTGTTGTATGCGGTAACAGGAGACTTTGCTTGCGGCGCAACAAGACCCAACACTGCCGCACCTATCGTTTCAGCAATACATGAATCACCTAGTTGAAGGTTCAAATGTTTCTTGAGTTTCATATCGTCAAGTTCTGGATAGTCTCGCCTGATCAATTCTTTTTGTCTTGGCGTATGAACATCAAACCAAGATAAGCCATTAAACAGTTCAAAATAGGGTTCCTGCATATAGGGCAAATGCAATCTGATGTTTTTTAAGTCAGCGATTTGTTTCAAAGTTTCTGTTTGCGCATGATTGTTTTCTGTTAGTCGCAGTTTTCTATATGCCTGAAACTTCTCTATAGGTGTTCTGTGATGGATCATTGCTTTCTTTGACAAACCATAATGACCGTCAGCACCCTGACCACAGATAAGGTTTTCAATACCAAGTTGTTCACAGGTACCAAACACAAACATCATTGGGTAGATACACTCAATAGCGGTTTTCTTTTTCAAACCAAAGTGTTGTATTTCGTAAATGACTTTTTCTAAAACAATTTCTGGTTTAGTAGGAAGTAAAACAGGCACGAACTCAAGTCCAAACTTTTTCGCTAACTTTTTAGCGGAATCAAAATCATATGAACTGTCTTTGTTATCTAACTTGAAAGACAAAACATAAGGTTTGTGACCTAAATCTAAACTTGAAACAATCAATACTGATGAATCAATACCACCAGAAGCAGACACAGCAACGCTTCCCTGAATATCTTTCAATTCATTTGTGAGCGTTTGACGAACAGCCCCAACTGGAATCACTTTTGTTTGCCACTCCACTCATAGCCGCACTTCGGGCATTTATGTTCTGTGTCAATCGTTTCGTCATATTCAGGGAACTCATCCATCAAAGGTGAATCATTATCGTTAATCAACTGATCAAGATAATCACCATCAAACAAAGTTCCTTCAAGTGATCGTTCTGTTAACGCAAGTTCACGCAACAGATCTTCTAACTGATCGTTGTCGTATGTCGCTAAATCGCTTGCTTTGTTATCGGCAAGAAGGATACGCAAAGCGGATTCGTCATCACAGTCAAAAGGTGTAGCAGAGATATGTGTCCATCCAAGAGACTTCGCTGCTTTCCAAGTATGGTTTCCAGCGATTATTTGGTTTGTTGATTCTTGGAAAACAATCGCCCGATACTGTCCATGCGCTTTTAGTGATTCACAGATTGCACCAACATCACCTTGTCTAACATTTCTTGGGTGAGGTGTTAGTGAATCAATTTCTACTAACAAACTTTGAATATCTTTTTCACTCATACTGTTTCCTTAATCGTATATTCAGCGTGGCTCATGGTGATCAGTTTCCCGTCAGGTTGCAACGCAATCCATGTAGGACTATCTGGATCACACAAGCAACCAACAACATAAACCTTGTCACGGCTCACAAGTGCGTTGCATTTATGGCACAGCAGTTGAATCACTAGAGTTCTTGACCTTGTGACATTGCCACCTGCACACGCTCAATCATTGAACGCAACTGCTTAACCTCATCCAACAAAATCTGGTTGGCTGCTTCAAGTGCCACAGCCCTGTTGCGTTCGTTGTCACGATCCTCACGCAAACGCTCAATGGCAACCTGCATCTCATCTGTTCGTGCCTGCCAATGTTGCAGTTCGGCTTTCATGTCCTCGCTCATTTTTTCTTTCTCCTTTTTTCAATCTCTGCTTCTAAGGCTTCCACAGTTTGCACAAGCCTGTCCACCTCCATCTGTCCAACGCTGATCTTTCGCAGGAAATATATGGCATTAACCAAATCATTGATGGTCATTGACTTCTCCGTTCTCGCTTGCTTTCTAGTTCCTGCGCCATCATTGCAGATGGGCTACCTTGCCTCAAGAGGGGATGAAAAACAAGGTGCGTGGCTTACCGCAGGAGAATTACAGCCTACCTATCAGCGTGGGTTTTCACGCTTCTTGGCTGCCGCTAATGCTTTCATTTGTGTTCGGTGTTTTGCTTCGGTCTGTTGCTTCCCCGAAACTTTGCCAAAGTAGTAGCCCGTGAAATAGCACCCGAATACCATCAAAGCGATGGCGAATAATTGAAAGTCTGGAATGTCGCTCATCCTTCCACCTGCTCAATCTTGCATAAGTGTACTTGTGTTTCACCTGTAGAGATCATTGAGCGCATGAACTCTTTTGCGCCAGAGCGGATATCAATGCCCTCTGAAGCAAGATGTAAAAGGTTGAACAACCATTCTCTTGCTGTTAAATCCTCACCGCTTTCGCTGTCATAACCCTCTACAACTACCACTAGTTTCACTTCAAACATTGGTGCTAGGTCATGCTGGATGAGTTCTATGTGATCCAATATGCGCTTTGATTCGCTACTCATACCGCTACCTCCTGAACAAGATTGAGCATTGATATTGCTACGACTGATTGCTGTACCCATTGCTCTGGCAGATCGTGATCTGCACAGGCTGCCTTCCAAGCCATCTCTGGAGTTGTGATCCCGTCAAATTGATTCCAGAAATGATCTATGTATTCAACTAATTCTGTAGCAAGTTTTTGGCTAACCCGTAAATGCTTGGCAAGCATTGGCAGATCAAGTTTCTGGTATTCTGTAAGTCCTGCCCAGTATGCGGCGTTTGCGTAAGCGTGCATTGGAACACCGTCATAGTCAGCCAAGTGAATATCTACAAGAAGTTGTAACTGTGGAAAGTGTTTCACGATCTCCTCATGGATACATCCACCGCTTTCCCAAACCTTCCTACCGTTCTTTGCTAGTCGGTAGATATCACCGCCGATAGAGAAATGTGGTTTCTTGTTTCCGTCAAGATGTTCTAACTGTGCCCTCACTTGAATCCGATACTTCTGCCCTCCTTCGTAGAACACTTTGTTCCATTCTTTCGCTGCTAATAGTTTCATTTTGATTCCTCCTCTTGGAATTGTTTATTTGTTTTTGATGTTATCTGGGAACTCAAAACCGCAGTTCTCGCAGATAAAAGTTTGTACCGATACGGGATTGGCGCAAGACCAGCAACTAATGTCACGCTTGGTGACTTCGTTGCGTGGCTTACGGTAAGTCTTGACACCGTTGATTTCTTGCTGGATGTTTTCCATTATTTCCACTCAATCGTTTCGCTTATCTTTGAAAAAAGCAGAACACGATCTGCGGCACTAATACTAAGAACGAAAAGCATTGAGGCGATTTCCTGCTCAAACATTTTTGCTTCGTTCAGATAGTAGGTGCATCTTCCTGTGTCAAAGAATGAAATATCAACAATGTAGTTGTTTTTTAGTTGATCCATATTTCGTTCTGCGCTTCGGCTTACATCAGCAAATGCTTTGTATGCGTACAGTTGTGCATCTGCCCAACGACCTATTGCGTTAGTGAGTTTGTGTGTCACCCTTGATTCGGTGTCGGTTTTATCTAACTTGATGCCTTCTGAGATACCAGAGATGATGTCCCATGTTCTGGTGAAGTCTTTTGTCAAGACTTCTTTGATGTTGTTTTGTAGTGTTTTCATTTTGATTCCTCCTCTTGTGGATCAATTTCTGTTTCCCATTTGCTTATTTCTTCTACTATTTCTGTTATCGCTTTCATGATCGTGTTTAGACGACAATACAAATATGCTTTCTCGTCATGAGTAGCCATTAGATTTCCCTCTCTGCTTTCATCTGTCGCAATACTTTGATGTAATCAGGAACTAGGGCTTCTGCCTCCAGCGCATTTAGTAGTGCTATTGCTTCTGCCTGTTCCTCATCGGTTGTTGTGATACGACCACAAACAATCAGGCTGGCACGCTTTTCGGTCAATTCACCGTCACGCACTAAACACTCATGCGCTGGATGAATGGTCTTAATGTGCCTTCCAGTTTCACCACTGATCTCCACACCTTCGTTGTAGGTGAGATACCACTTGCCTGCTTTGGATTGTCTCCAAGCAAGGTCGTTGCGACCACACCTCTTACAAGTAACCGACTTTGCCATATTGCCCTCCTCTTGAGCGTTCGGGGTACTTCCCCGATACCCCAAGCCTAAGGTGCGGAGACCCCCAGATGCCACCTTTTCGGGGTCGTACCAAATAAGGCTTTTAGAGGGTTAGCACCCTTTCCAAGCGGAAAATCCGCAGCCACCGTCAGCCCGATTTTGCTTGATAATTTCCAGCGCAGAAGCAAGGTTGATTTGTGGATTCAACAAATCTGTTGGCACAAGTTTTTGTTTAAGTTTTGTTTGCAAAAATCCTTGTGGATACCACTGTGTTTTTTTGATCCAATACAAATTGATTTGGTACAGCCCGAACGATCCTTTGTGTTTTCCAATAGTTGTTGGATCAGCAGAGTTCACTTCATCTGCACCACATCTGCTCTCACGAAACATAATCGCATCACCTTTAACAATGTCTTTGTCAGACCAACCAATATCGTGCATCAGTTCCCACCATTGACCACACTTAGCGTTAGCCGCAACAGGGTAGGGAACTTCTATGACACGATCATGCACATACTCATTTTCTATATACACCGAAGTTGGTTTGTCTAAAACATTCACCGCATGAACTATGGCGGCAACATTCACTAATCCAATTACTACACCGAATAAAACTTTTTTCATAAACCTTTGCATCACTTTCGCCTCCTCTAATTTTGGATATAGATATAGAACTAAAGTTTGTTTGTTTATTGCTGTTGCTCTCCTGAGCGTCACGGCGCAACATCTGCGCTGGTAGTTCGCCTCACTTCGGCGTGTACTTTCACTGTATCACCTGAATATATATATTTACTGTTCACAGGAAAGCCAAAGTTGTAATGCTCTCCCGTTGGGATGCCTCACTCCAACTACCTATTACAAACGCACAGTGCCTCACGCTATTGACCAAACATAATTCGGTGCAGCGTGATCTACCCACGCTTTCCGTGTGTCACCCAATCACCTTGCAACGGTGTAGGTCATGCGACTTGCCGATTGTAAAAACCTTTTAATGCGTGTCTGGCGGTCTCCAGTTATCTCCACGACACTTATGACATGGGCGAACAAGTTTGTAAGTATGCCCTTGAAAAGAAACCGTTGGCTGTTCTGTTAGTTGCCTACCGTCATCTGAATATGTGATCCCGTCATCCCACAACAAACCATTACAAACGTCACACTTAACTTCTTTACTGACACTACCGCTACCAGATACCTTGCGGAAAATGTTGTGCAACTCTCTTAGTGATGCAGGAAACTTCTCACTGTTCATCTTGATCCAGTCAGTAACCTTTCTCGCATCCTCTACATCGGCATCAAGTAAAAAATTATCAACCACCCAAGCGTTCTTGACAGTATTACGACCAATCTGTGTCGTAGGAAACAAACCACAAATCCTGTCCACCATTCCCTCTATCTGCATAGGTGTCATTTCTCTCCTCTTGCTTGTTTGATCTTATGTAAATCAATCAACGATTCAGAATCAACAACAAGTCTTGTTCCGTAACCGAAATCCTGTTCATAATACAGGTCAAAAAACTTATTCCTCCCGATTGCGCCAACAACATCAAAAACTGGTTCAACAAAAACTTTTTGTTTTGTTGCCAAATGATGCACCAAAACCGCACCGTCAGCAACAAAATCTTTTTCGCTATTAAATATCAGTTTGCGCATACTGCTTGTTTTTATCTGCCAAGACAAACCCCAAGCAAACATATCTAGCCCGTTATCGCCAGACAAATAAATCTCCCAATCAGGATCAACACCAAAAATACGACCTGCCGCCAACTCACCCAACATACCTATTGCGTGAACACCAACATCCGTATTGTTTGCATCAAACTTTTTGTTTTTAATGTTGTTAGATCGTTTCACTTCGTCTATCTCTTGAGCCCAATACAAAACCTCATCTACTTCGTGCGGCAAAAATTCAACTCTCATCAGAAGCCTCGTAGAAAGCAAACATTGCTGGTGCTACTAATTCCTCCCAAGTGCTTAAACGGATCATCACAAGCCCTTCCTTGCCCCAATCATCTGGCATTAGCACTGCTCTTGCAGGCTTCCTTCGTGAACCAAAATCAGCCTCATTACTTTTGACTTGTGCCTCTATGCGCAGCCAAGCATTAACAGCAGGCTGTATTTGTTTGCCTGCCTTTACCTCGTTAGCAAACAAAGCATCGTTCCAGCGTTCCTCATTACCGTCACCAAACTTATGTGAAGGTGCAACACCTAAGCGTTTGCGTGCGGTGCGCTGTTTGTTTAAGCCTTTACGCCGTGACCTTTTGCCTCTAGCCGCAGGATCACTACAACCCTTCACACGGCGTTTGCCATCACGACCAGCAACACCAAGCGTTCCAAACTTCGGGCAACCATCAAGATTGCATTTCTCCTGATTACCTTGACACTCACCTTTGCGTTCCTCACTCATCATCATCTTGTTGTTCACAAATAGTTATGTTCAATATTTTTTTGAATGTGCATTTACAGCGCATCTTTCAATCCTCTCTTAATGTCGTCACGCAAAACACGCCTATCTGCAGGTGACAACCCACCAAACACACCCCAACGATCATCATCCTCTGGAAGATTGATAACCAGTTTCAAACATTGCCGCTTCACGGTGCAATTCTTGCAAATGACTTTTGCCTTGTCCCAACGATCTTCAGCGAGAGTTTGCGAGGCAAAGAAAACCTCTAAAGGTTTCCCTACGCACAACGCATCCTCCCGCCAATGATCACGCTTCATCATCACCTAACCAAGCATTGTATTGATACAAAACTTCACGCAACTTCTCTATAGACAAACGATCCGTGCCATTAGATTTGACAACATCACGGGCTGCGGAAGCCATATCAACAAATAACTCAATCATTTTGCTTCGGTGCTGATCCATTTCCTCAAATGGTTTTTTCATCAGCGCATATCCATCAAGGATTTAATCAACGCTGATGCTTCTTTACTGGTGAGATCACCAACAGCAGACTTGTTGAAAAGTTTTTGCATCAAAGGAACACAATCACCATCTACTTTTTCCTTTGCAAGTTTGCTGATCAAACCTTTCTGCTTATCGCTTACCTTGCCACCAGTAGAGGCAACAGGCTTCGTAATAGGCGTAATGTTCTCCACAACCGTTGCACCGAACTGTGCGGCAATCTCCGCCACCTCATCAGGTGTCGGTTCATCACTCATAAAGTCTTGAACAACTTTTGGTGAAGGAACACCCTTCGCAGGATGATTACCAACAAAAGGTTTCGCTTGTTCAGCACGCTTCGCCTGTACTGCTGGCAGGCTAGTGATCGTAGTGTTGTCTGACCAGTCCTGCTTTGACCACAGGCTAAGTGCGATACCGAAACGCATTGCGGCATTACGCAAAAAGTCACCAACAAGTTCCTTATCAAGATCCTGTTTGTCTGCACGAACCGAACCAACACCAAGCATTGATTTACCAAGCAAGGTAAGCATTCCCCACATCGTGGCTGTTCCGTTCTCAACATTAATTGCTGGTCTGCCATTCTCCCAAGCGATTGGCTGCCAACTCCATGCTGGATCAACTTCAATAAGGATTTTGGTTATGTCTGCGTGACTTACATACGCCAGATTGATTCCGTTGCGTGGGATCGTTCCCACAATCTTTGGATCTGGTGTTGCATACTGATCAAGTACTGCACGCAGTAGCACTGTGTTTATTTCCGTTTCCATTTTGTTTTCTCCTTTTTGTTTGTTTAGTATTTCCACGGTTTGTTTTCTTTGCAATCTGAACACACAAACCCGTTGTATTGGGTTGCGAAAAGTTGTTCACCATCTGAAGGTCTGCCGCAATATTCACACTCATCTGTTTCCGTTATGGCACCCATGTCTATTTGCTCTTTCCTTTCGTTACACGCATTACACGGAACGGTGCACCTTGCTTCTCGTACTCACTAACTAACTCTGGATGATCGGCACGCAACTGCTTCGTATCTAACGAGGCTTTGCCTGCCTGCTGTTTCCAAGTAACTAACTGAACACCATTAACAGTGCCAATCTCGTTGCTCAATAACATTTGTGCAAGCGCATCTTTCGCTTTCGCTTCCAGATCAGAAGCCTGCTTTGCCATAGCACGGGCTTCCTCTAACTGGTTAGCCCAATCAACTGCGCTAACAGGCAACTCAATGCTTGTAGGCGTAGGTTTCCAGATGCGTGCGATATCGGCGGCACTAAAGTTATTGATGTCCTCATCCATCGGATCACCATCAACCCAACCACCAAACACCGCAGTCTCTAGCCGCAACGCATCAATCGCTTTAGAGTTCTCTGGCAACTCCACTACAGATATGCGCTGGTCACGATCCAACACCACAAACCATACAGGTACTTGCAGCACAGCCATCTGCGCCCAACCCTGCCAACACCATTCCTCTGGGAGATCGTCACTGTTATAGATGCTGTACCTTGTTGATGTTTTCGCTTCAACAACAATGCTTGGCTTCTGTTCGTTATCTACACCGTCAAGACTGATAGACAATCTGCCCTCACGGTAAATGACTTCTGGTGTGAATACGTTTGTGCCAAGAATCCGTGACGCTTCCTCAAGCAGTGGCTTCTCTAACAAGTTGCCACGCCTGAACACTGCGTTCTCCTCCTGCACTACTGGCTCATTGATTTTGTCAGCAAAGAGTTCGCCTCTAGTTTTGTATGGACTAGCACCCATAAGTGCTGGAATATCTGATGCGCCAAAGACACAACGACCATCCTCATCTTTCCATCGTGCTAGTAGCCAATCCTTGCTTCCGTGTTTTGCTTTTGGTATTACTTGCATTTCCTTCTCCTCTGTTTGTTGTTTGATCTAGTTATAATTCAGGGGTGTAACAGGGTTACTGTTTTGCCTTATCGGCTTCACGATCTGCTTTTGCATCACGGACTTCCCAAACACCGTTCTTAACTTTCCTAAATGTGTCGGTATGATCCTGAATCCAACGCCGAATAGAAACACCCGTGAGTCCAGTCATCTGTTTCATTTGTGCGGTAGTGATCTGTTCAAAAACATTCTCCGCAGCCCAGTCCAACAAAAAGTCGTACTTGTCACGAACCTTCATTGTTTCTACGGACTTGCCTGCCTTCTCTAACATTTCTTTCAGAATGTTTTTGTCCACTTCTTGCACAATCCTTTTCGGGATATGTGCAACCCACATTGGTCTGCCGTATGTTGCTATGGCTTCTGCTACTTGCTCTTGTGCATTCATTTGATTCCTTCTATCTGTATGTTGGTTATGTTGTTGTATCCGTATGCCTCGTTGGCATATCGTTTCGCTTTTGCGATTGCTTGTGTCCAGTTTGTTGCTGGATAATAAACCGTGTCGCTGAAGTGCTGACCAAATTTCGTGAACACACGAACCTGCAAAGTAAAGGTTCGCATCACTCAATCTCCTTGCCACAAGTCGTGAAGTGTGGTGAGTTGGGTGCAAACCATAAACGATCTGATTCTATGTATGAAAAACAATTAGCCAAATATGATTTTCCTGTGCGCTTTGATTTGTGCCACACAACATAAGCACCACATTCACACTGGTACACATCTTTAACTAATGTTGGATTAGTTGCACCACCATTGGCAGTTTCACGATTACCATCAATGTCAAAGCAAGGATTGAGTTGCTTAAAGTTACTCATCACTTCGCCTCCGTGATCGTTGGTACTTCAAAGTCAATGAGGTGTGCCGCTTGTCGTTCAATGATGTAATCCACCGAATATCCCCAAGTGGAAACTTCCGCAAAAGATATCTCGCACTTCCAGCGTTTCTGCCAAGTGTGCTTTAAGCAGTGATAGAACTCCCGTGAGTGAACATCCCACGAACCGTTGCGATGGATCGGTGGTACTGCGATGTGGCAGAGTTCGTGCGCTAACACTTCCCATACTCTTTTGCTACGCAAAATGTTTTGTGTGCGATCAATGTTGATCTGGATCTCGTTGCCGAACCGAACAGCGTGACCACCTTGACTACCCCAGTTCTTGCCTCTAGCAATCTTAATGCGTGGCAAAGGCTTTCCCTTGTGGTAGGGCTGCATAAGTTTCCAAATCTTTTCCGCTTCCTTGTCAATAATTGCTCTGCGCTCACGGAGAAGTTTTTGTTGCGCTTTGATCGGTGCAGTCTTTTTTGCTACTGCCGCACGCTTTGCAACACGCTTCTTTTTCCGTGCAACCTTTTTCTTTGTGCGCTTCTTTTTCAAGGCTGGTGAAACCCGTTCAACAAGTTTGCCTGTTTCGGATGAACAAGGCAAACAATATCTGCGCACATCGTTCATTCGTGGTTTTGTTGGTGCAAGCAAACCGTTGTCGCAGATCTCGCATTTCCATCTGACCTGATTCATCACTTCACCTCCTTCGTGATAATGACGAAACGAAACGCTGGATTTGTTTCTTCCGCTTTTGCGTTCAAGTCATCACACATTGCTTTTGCAGCAACGTAATCGTTGAACTTAAACACCTTGACTAATTTGCTTCCAGTCTGATTGTGCTTGCGCACCAAATGGTGCTTGAACTTTCCGTATGATTCCATCTTTATGTCCTCCTCTTGAACATGCGGGCTTTTGCCCGTTACGTCAAGTCTAGGGTGCGGCGAACCCCAGAAGCCACCTTTTGTTTGCCTTACGGGGTAAAGGCTTTAAAGGGAATAGCCCCACCCGTACTAGGGGTGAGGCTACTCAACCTGTCTGTGGCGGAGAAGGAGAACACCACAGAACAAAATCACATTAGATGTTCGTTTGCATCCAGTCCACTTCCCAACACACGCATTGATTGCACCATTGCAACAGGAACACTTAACACACAATCATATTGGTCATAACTGTTTAACGACTGAGACAAAACAATATGATCTTCTTTTGTTTCAGGCAACAAAATACCGCACGACACAACTACACAAGGGTTTGAATCAATCTCATCTTTCTCAATCCAAGTGTTTGTGTCTGCATGCGCATCATGCCAAACGATCTCTACAAAGGTTGCCACAAATCACCATCCTTCCTTCTTGCGATCCATGCAGAACACAGGTGCTTGAATCGTCAGGTTGCGCTCAGGTGTCACAATCGCAAGTGCCTGCTGTGGTGGCTCATGACCGAACCCCATCAGCATTGCGTATTCGTCATAACCCTTCAACGATCCGTTCACAACCATTGAAGGTGTGGAGATGTATTGATGCCAGTGACCAAGCCAAAGTGTTTGAAATGATTTACCTGTCACCATGTAGCGTGCGTGCTTCCTTGCACGCATCCGCATAATCGGAGGATAAATCCCACCGATACCACCACCACCAGAAACCTGATCACCATGCGTAATCAAATGCCCGTGACCATAAATCTGGATCAACGCATCAGCAGATTCAGGGATAGTGAATGTCACCCGTTTGTCTTTCGTGAAACTGCGTTCAACCATCTTGGCAAGAAGCCAATCAAAGTTGGTTTTGACACGCTGCTTCATACGGGGTTTGCGTGTAGTCCTTCCATGATTGCCAACAACGGAAACCACATGACATTTCTTGAACTCTGTTGCCAGCAACTCCACTGCAGCCGAAACCTGCTCAGCCCAAAACAGTAGTGAGCCAATCATGGTGTCCTCGTTCGTTAATGCCAGTTCTTCGTGAATATCACCACTGAAAATGTCACCACCTAAAATAAGAACAACACCATCATAATTAACACCAGAAAGATAATGCCTAGCAAGTTTAATAACATTCTGTGTCCATTTCTCTAAGCGCATCATTGCAATCTCACGGTTGTATGCGTTCAACCCTTCCATTTCCTCTGGGTTCACTACCTCATCAAAGTGTGTGTCAGAGAGCATTACGACAAGTGTCGCCGCATGGCTTTTCGGTTTCGCTGGTGCAAGCCATATCGGGGGTTGAACCGACAGCCCATCCACCTGATCAACAAACGACAAAGCCTTTTCAAGTTCATCTAGTTTCGTTTGCAGGCGCACATTCTGGTTCGCATAACTGTCACGCTGCTTACGCAAACGCAACATCTCACCATTGTTTTCCATCTCTAACGCTTCACTAATTTGATCACCTAAACTCATCAGATACCTTCCCTTAAACGCCAACGGATGATGGCATTTCTTGTAATCGCAACAGCGTTATCTTTCAGGACTTTCTCCAACACAGAAGGCGAAATCGTTGGGTTACGCAAAGCGCACAAAAGGTCTGCCCTGTCCTCTCCCTGCATTGATTGAATCGCCAGATCAACTGTAGATTTTTTCCCACCAGTGCTAACTGGCGTTGCCTCTATTTGCTTGAGTAACTTTCCCATGCTCACCTTCTCTGTGATCTTGAATGTGTTGTTCTAACTTGTCATCCACTTTGTTCAAACCTTTGTAAATCATGCGCAGTTGCATTTGCACCACAGCATGATCCTCACGGTTTTCCCTTCGTGCTTCCTTGCTCTCCTTCTTAAATGATTGCATGAAACCAACAACAATGCCACCAAGCGTTGTGATGCAGGCAACGACTATGGCAGCAGAACTGGCATCCATTTATGCACCAACAATGACCTTTGCTGGTGGGTTCGCTGCGAACACAGCCTTGATCTGCTCAGACGATTTCTTGCCATCGCACTCCAGATGAAACCAGTCACCCGAAGGTGCGCCCGAAACTGTTGCCTTCGTGTACTTCTGCCATGCCATGTCACGATCGCACTTGGCTGCTCTGCCGTGTGGGGCAGGGAAATAATCAATGATCATTTCAACACCCAAAGCGTCAGCGTGCTTCACCAGATAATCCATTGCAGCCATAGCGTATTTGCGCCCACCTTGCGCAACACCACGCTTGCCATCACCCATGTTGCGAAACGAAATATCGGCAGCCCGACCCGTAGCGTGAACGGAAAGAGATTCCTTGCCACGCATATTTCTCACACCCCACGAACCGTTATTCCACAGCGCAGGACTGTAAGCCTTAAACAGTTCACGCATCAACGCTGTCAGTTGTGGATGTTCACCTGCTGCAGCACCATCTTTGTTTCCCGTGTACGGGCGTTTCATTTCGCAGCCTTCTTAGCAGCAATCTTTTTTGGTGTAGCACCGAACGCTGCATCAATTTCATCTGCAGTGAGTTTCCCATCAACGCTTGCTTTCGCCAACGATTCAACAACTTTGAACACGGAAACAGCACCAGCCAACGCTGCAGCCTTCCAAATCTCTAACTCTGGTGCGATAACTGCTGCACCCGTCACAACACCTAAAGCGTTAGTGAGGAACAACGCAACAATTCTGCCTGCAACATCTTGAGCCTTTTTCATTCTGGATCACCTTTCTTTAACATTGTTGCCACAAAGTGTACTAGCACCGTCAAACAGGTAATCCACAACGCCTGACGCAAAGTTGTTCCAGACAAAGTGAGCAACACTAGACCTGTGCCAGCCCACACCCATGCGTTCTCAATCAAGTAATCATGGATTCGTTTCATGTGCGCCTCGCTGGTGCAGGGGATGGCATTGCAACCAGAATTGTAGTGCCTGCAATAATCGTGCGCCGAACAGCAACATTCACTGATGATCCAAGTGGGACATATGTGCTGAACCCGTCATTGCTAAAAATGTTTAGCGTTTCCTCAAAGGCTTCTTTCACTTCATCAGGTACAGCAGGATCATTCATTGCGTCAGCAATCACAGCAGCCATTGATTCTGAAAGTTGTGCTGGTTCAATCGCTTCAAACAACTCTTGTGCCTGCTCACCAGTAATCGCAGACAGAACTTCAACGGCTGCCACCAACTGTTCTGCCTGTTGTGATGTGACCTCACTAGCAAGAATTGTGGACACAATTTCTGTGACCTGATCTGGTGTCGCTTCTGATAGTGCTGATAGGGCTTCCACAAACTCTGCCTGCGTCAAAGGCTCACCTGTTTCGGGTGGTGTATAGGTAGGGGTGGTGGTTTCTGAGGCGTTAGGAAGGCTCACAGGGGGCAATAAGGTGGTCGTAGTGGCAGGAATAGTGGTGCTTGTAGCCTGTGGGTATGTGGTCAGCGTTGTTTCTGGTAGGGGTTCTGGGATGGTTGTTGTGGCTGGTATTGAAGTGGTTGCCACGACTTCTGCAACTGGTTGAGGAATCGGTGGAGGAATAGATGTTGTTGAAGTTGTTGTGGTTGTTGTCGCTGGCAGCGTGCTTGTTGTCGTTGTTGTGCTTGGCAGTGTTGTTGTGGGCTGATCTAAAAGGGTCGTGGTACTGGAAACATAAAGGGATGTAGATGAGGTTGTTTCTGGGATTGTTAATGTTGTTTGTGGTGCTGCCGTTGTGGTTGGCAGGTAAATAGATGTTGTGGTGGTGCTTGCTGGCATCTCCGTTGTCGTGGTACTTGGTTCTGTGGTTGTCGTGGAAGGTGCTGGCAACGGTTCAGAAGTAAAGAACTCTGGTTGCACAATCGCCCACCCTGTGTTGTCAATATTCCATGCAAGCATGAAGCAAGTTCCACCGCCGTTCTCATAAAACCACGCATCAAGTTCCTGTGTGCCAGCCTCAATATCAATCAAACCAGTTTCGGTAGCAGAACATCCCTGATCCTGCCAAACACCAAACTCCTCTAAACCGATCTTGATTGTGCCACCGTCATCAGACGCAACCCAAAACTCAATCGTTTCATGCTCAGGGATTTGCAAGAATCCCGTGTAATGCAGCATGAACGAATCCCACCCACAATCACCAAACAAGTTCTGCTCATAATCCCAAGTCGCATTAATAAACGGCTCGATACTGCTACCGCACAAAGGGTAAGCAACATCAGATTTCGTTGGCGGTATCTCCGTGATCTGATAGCCACGAACTAGCAACCCTGTTTGTGTGGCGTGCGCAGGTTGTGGTGCGAACAGTGCGAATAACGCAACAGGTAGAAAAACTAGCCAGCGTGAACGCACATCAGGTCACGATGGGCGGGTTGGGAAAACAATTTTCTTTGGGTCAGCGTTCTGTGTAGGCAGGTCACGCAATTGCTGACGATATGTTGCCCACGCTGCTTTGTCCACAGGTGCGTCTGCTACTTGTGTCCAATCAGTTGCAACCAATTCTGCTTTACGAATGTTCCTTACATAAAGAAACTGTTGTTCAATATCAAAATCAACA